CTCTTCCGATCTCATAATCCCTAAAAGTGTATAATTTTTTATAAGCCTTTAGAAATATTCTCAAACCCTTGTTTCTTCTATGTTCTAATTATATTTCACTTTCATCATAATTACAAAAAGTATACCGTAAGTTGATAACTCGTTAATAACTCTGTTTTTTGTGGATAAGTATTATCATCTGTACATAAAAAAAGCAGCTCTAAAAAGGCTGCTTGCTGTTAGTTTAAAAAAAAATTTTTTTGTCTGTTATATCTTAATCAGAAAGAAATATCTAGTCTTTCAAAAAAATCAAAAAGGAGATTTTTTATTATGAATAATCTAATATTTGAAATTGTATTTAATTTGATACTTAATGTAGTATCTAATTGTCTTTATGATATTTTCATAAAGCACAACTAAAGATAAAGATTATGTGAGACAAGCTGCTCTTTTTATTATACAAGAGCAGCTTGTCATTTATAATTCGCATTTTTCTGTATATCATACAATTATGATATCTTCTTATGCTTTCCTGGTCCTATATACATTTCCTTTCTATCATGCTCTGCATCCTCACGTCCCCATTGTACATACCTGAGAGTTACATCCGGCGAATCGTGATTATACATCTTCATGAGCGTTAATACGTTGCCGCCTTTCTTAATATATTGATATCCATAAGTCTTACGCAAACTATGCAATCCGAATGTATAAGGAATACCAATAGCTTCTCCAGCATTATGAATTATACGATATCCACGTTGCCTGTTGATAGGATATATATATGACCTGTCATTAAAATACTTCATTTGTCCTCGAAACAGATAATCATACAGACTTAGATTATACTTGCTTATATAATCAAGTATATCCTGGTGCAGCTGTTTATTCATACGATAATTCTGCATCTTACCAGTCTTGTTTTCTTTAATCTGTATATATCCCTTAACAACATCAGCCACCCTGAGCTGCAGTAAATCTTCAGCCCTGAAAGCTGTATTAAGTCCGATGTGAAACAACATATAATCTCTGTCTGCCTGGTATCTCTTAACATCCGACTTTGCATTATTCTGCCTTTGCATAAAATAGTTATATAACGCATCTATCTCTTTAGGATCCTTTATAGGTTGTGTTTCATGTTGCCCTGCAAAATACTTAATTCTTCTACCCATCTGTTACTATGACCTCCAAACATTATATTTTAGAAGTCGATACTGCATATTCACTATAACACAATCTTTCCAGAAATGTACAATCTCATAAGCTCGGTTATGACTGATGCCTGACTTTTACCATCATCCTCACACTTATCTGCGAATTCCTGCACAACATCTTTCTTAAGCTTATATGACTTAGACATATATCCTGCCTTGTCCTGGTACTTCTTAGATGCAACTGTCTGACTGTTTGGTTTTCCTACTGGCATTTATCTTTCCTCTCTTTTTTACATACATATACGACTAACTTTGCAATACCTATTGCTATAAAAAATATTCCTAACTTAAATAACATGCTTACCCCTTTCTATCTAGTTTAGATTGTGATATATTATCAATGGGATTAGGGCTTTCGCCCCATCCCTTAATATTCTAAGTTAACTTAGAAGCTTGTCGATAATCAGAAGTATTATTCCGATTATCAAGTCCGTTAATGCTCCGATTAGCCAGGTCTTTGCATTATCGGACTTTTCTTTTTTCTTCGACATGGGTATCACCTCCTTACAAGTATATATTAACATATGGTGTACCCTATGTCAATAGTTCTATATAATATTTTTTTATTATTTTTAATATTTTATTTTAGAACTTTTCTCTCATAATTATTATATCAGTTGCAAGAGCATATCCGTACTCTCTGTTAGCTCCCGTGGACTTCTCCCAGCCTTTAAGCATATATATGTGTGAACACATACTTAACATCATCATAGACATCTGCATGTACTCCTCATAGCTTGTTGTATCTGCTGGCATTTGTGATAACACCTTTGCTGGATTAACAACACTAAAACCTTGCTCTTTTAATTCTTTCTCGGCATTGCTGAAGCGTTCCATATAATCATCTATACCTGTTACCGGTCCGCTGATATATACACGGTTATCTCTCATTGCCTGTATTCTACTATCGTCCATATTTGTTACCTGCCTTTTTATTATCTTAATTGCCCTTTCTAAACCTCTTTGAAAACTATTATCATATTCTGTATCAAGGCATGGACTTACTTCTTCAACATACCTGTCAAAATCTGCATATGAAAGTTCCCTCTCTTCTTTCAGTTGCCTAATAACCTGATCTATATCATAGGCTGTTGGCTGCTCATCTATATCATAGCAGAAAGCATCTATTATCTGTCTTGCTACATCTCTGCATTCTTCACTTTTAAAGAGGTTTGTTGCATCTCGAAAGCCATTCTCTATATATTCTTTAAAAGCATCTGCATCAATTAATCTACTCATTGTAAGTCCTCCTGTTTCACAGCTACATCATACTTTTCTTGATTAGCAAGCAGCTCCTGTAATTCAGCATTACAATCAACACAGTCCACGTTGTACTTATGTTTCGTTATTTTATCTATAAAATAGTTCTTCATTTCCTTTTTAAATTTATCCGCATCAATTAACCTCATCTTCAACACACTCCTGTATTCTGTAACTGCTCCTGTGCCAGCTTGAAAGCTAGCATGTATAAATCCAATATACCTGTTTCAGTCTTTCCTATATCATATGCAAACTCCCAGGCATCTGGATTAATTTCACTTAATGCATCATATCCACTCTTACCTATACCTGTTGTATTACTAAAATCTACAAGAATATCATCAATAATATGTGCCAGTCTTTCTTCTTCATCCTCTTCATACCAGTATCTATTAGATTCAGTTAACCAATCTCCATCGTCTGCTGCCATTTTCATTAACTCTTCTCGGGCTTTGACTTCATCATATGCATATATATCTCTGCTATGACAGTCTATCTTTTCTTCAAAACATCCAACATCATTAACAAAATCTGAAAACTTTTCATAGATCATATTGTTGTAGTTTGAAGCTATAAGCTCGCCTAAATCTCCGCTGATATGAAGCCGGCAGTAATCTTCCTCAAAGAGAAATCTAATTCTATAAATTGATGTATTCGGAGCTTTAAAATCAAGGATTTTAATATTTCCATAATCTGTAAATGTGGCAATATGATTTTTAAAATGTTCCTTTTGTTTTTCTAAATTCATCATTATACCTCCAATATTTTTTCACAGGTGTTTCATCCTTCCTTGCTCCTGGAATTATGAAACACAACCTGTTGTATGTCGCTGCTGTGATTAGTTCTGTACCATCTGCGTAAACAAGCTTCATCTGCAGGTCATATCGGTATCCCAGCTCCTTAGGAAATGTATCCGGGATTCGATTCCACTTTCTCTCCTCCGGTTCTTTATCCAGGAACTCATATATGCTCATCTGACCTTCGCAATCATATCCATCTGTCATATCAGCACCTCAGTTCTTCATCATCAGACCTTATGTGGAATTCAATACCGGTTTCTGCTGTCATAGCTTCTGCTATATCTTTCCACTTCACATATCCACCAACAAGGTTATCTGTGTATTCATTGAACTTCTGGATAAATCTGTTCATACGCTTAGTTCCGAAGCCGAAATTATCTCTTAGAACGTACGAGCTCATCAGAAGTACCGTATCCATTATTGTCTGTTTAGTTGTTTCTGCAAAATGCTCAAGCTCTGTCTGAGATATCTTAAGTGGTACATCATATGCCTGTCTAAACTTAAGTTCCTCTTCAAGTCCATCTATACCCTTTTCCCTGGCAACTCTCAGGGCATATGACATACCTTCTCTTCGTGCCTGCTCCTCTTTGCTCAGCTTAGCCATTACTTATTCCCCGCTTTCCGCTATCTCCGGTTATAAAAATAATTGTGATATTATAATCAACCAGTATTCAGCTATGTAGATAGTTATGTAGTAATATTTATCCTTCTATCAGCTTCTAACATAAGCTCACCTATCTGATCCGCATCCATTTCCACTAAAAGGATTTTTAACATCATCAGATATCTAAGTGTTCTGATGCGCAATCTGTAGTGCTCATTATCCGTAGTATTAAGCTTCTGTGCCTTAACTGTCTGATGAGCATATTTTTTAATACATCTATTAATCTCTTTAATCTCTCTATGCATCAGCCTGTCTCCTTTGAATTATCAAGAAGCAAATTATAAAAACTCTCATCTCTTTTTTCACGCTGCTCAAAATTATTAAATTTGTTACGCGCGTGCGCGCTATATATACTTTTATTTACTTTACTTTTCTTTGTTGCATTATTGTCAACATTAACCCTAGTTTCTGCAACATTAACCTCGGTTTTTGCAACATTTACTACATTTGAGGGTGACTTTAATAAAAGGTATGCATTCTCCAAAAAAATTTTTGAACGACGTTTTAATGCTTCGGCATAGCGTTCCTGAATTCCTCTGCTTGTCAGGATCTGATACTTGTCGTACATTTCTTTTGAAAAGATACCTCTGTTCAGTGCCGTATTTACCACTGAACTTATAAAATTTGTCTTGTAATTAATGTCACCATCCATGACGATTTTAGTTGCAAACAGAATAAGTGAATCCTTATCCCACTTCATGTAATACCCTTCTTCTCCGTATATAGTCTGAAAAAGGCGTACTATGATACCAAAGCCAGCTATTCCATGCTCAGCTTCCAGTAATTGAAACTTCTGGTCAAGATTGCAGTCTAAAGGAAAGTAATCAAGATTACTCTTAACTGGTCTTGCCATAAAATATGCTCCTATCTTTTAAGGTACTTAGCCATAATATCTCTCTTTGACTGAGGTTCTGCTCTTGGCATAGCTCCAGGCGACTTCTTTACAAAATCAAAGTCATCCTTAAGCTCCTGTCTGCTCACAGTAGTATTGTTAATAATAATATCCTTACCGGATAATACATCATTATGTATCTCATCCAGTCTTGATAAAGGATAATTAAGTCCTGCAAGCATAAGAATACAGTCATTATCAGTATAAGTCCTGAATTCATCGTAAGGAACGCCTACAGCCTTATGTAGCTCTTCAAAACTGCTAATGCTCTCATCTGCTGCCAGTGCAATATACTTAACCTTATCGCCTTCAATCGGAGCATATATATCGCTAAAAATGCTCTTGGCTAAAGCAGCCATATTAGTATTTCCTGCACTATAAATACAACTCATACCATGTGTTAATAAAGTTTCTTTAATCTCAGCATCATCGATGTTACCTCGCTGTGAAGAATAGTTATCAGGAATATGTACATAATTGTCAAACATCTGGACAAATCTGTTATTAATATAAAACTTATCTGCCTTAGAATTATCAAGGATAAACAGAGATGCCATCTTATCAAGACTAAGCAGCTCTCTGAAGCACTCATAAGAATTATACTTAGTCTTTACAGACTCCTCCGCAGTTGGAAGAATTGTAACAGCTCCTACCTTTCTGTTTTCATCCAGCATAAGATCAATCAGCATAGGACCTGTACCAGAACCAGTACCTCCACCGGATGAAAACACAACAAACAATATCTCGCAGTCCATAACCTTATCAACCATAGCTGCTATATTATCATAGTCATCTATTACAAGCTTCTTAGCTTTATCCCTGTCCTTATTAGCACCTTCGCCATTTGTTATGTGATATACATACTTACTATCCTTCAATGTGTTAAGGTCTTCCTGTGACGTATTAATATACATAACTGGATAACCTTCCTGTTCAAAGAGCTGGACTATATTGCCTCCGGCCTGTCCTACTCCTATAAAACCAATGTCTTTCATACTTCAAATTCTCCTATCTTTTCTAAACCAGTCTTGCTAATACTATATGTGTTAGCATGTCCATCTTTAAGACCATGCTGTATAAACCCAGCTTCTAAAAGCTTCTGTACACTCTTATAAAGCGTATTAGTTCTATAACCTGCAAGTCCATCCGTAGATACAAGTTCCTGTAATGACATTGCCGTGGCATTTCCAAACGCTTTATTTTCCCTAAGCATAAGCAAAATTAATAATTCTTTTTTATCCATCATTACCTGCTTTCTTGTCAATTTGGATTTTTTCTTACCAATTTGGATTTATTTTTATTAACTTGGATTTTTTCTTACTAATTTGGATTTATTTTTATTAACTTGGATTTTTTCTTACCCAATTAATTCCATCAGTAATAAATTCTTGCCCCTGCAGCAGTCTTTTCCAGCAACTGCGCTGTAATATTTTCCCATTCACTCTTGAACTTCTTAATCCATAATTTTTCAGGTAAACAAATAATCGCATATCTGTTGCGAAAAGTTGCTTCTTCAGAAGCTAACATCAGCAGTCTGCCTACACTTACCTTGTATTTATCCGCCAGATATTCTACAGACTTCTCATAATCAATAATATCTCCAGTCACTATATCAACTATGCTGAATAACCTCTTATCCTTATTAGACACATCCTTCATCTCCTTTCCACACTATTGAATGTCGCCTATGCCAGGAACAAATATGTTATGCCAATGGATAGCTCCGCCACAGGTGCCGCAGAAACTAAGATTCCACACACGCTGCACATTATATCCACAATAAGGACATATTCCATATATGATACCCTTATGATCATTGTAATAAGGCTCCCTGACCTGCATATGCTCCACTCCATCAATGTTTAATAATTCATTCTTTGTTGCAGCAAATTCATATTCCATACATAACTCCTTCTGAATGCTGCAGCGAACCCTAAATAAAAAGACCTAGTAAAATAAGCCCATAAAAGCAGCCTGCCATAATAGCAGCTCCGGATAAATCCTTTGCAACTGCTTTCACACTATTTAATTTTTTGTTGTTCATAGTATTTGCATTCCTTTCTAAAATGTGTTATTATAATTATGTTGTTTATAGGTGTTTGCACCTGATGGACAGTGCTTGTCACTGTCCTTTTTTTATTACCTTATTAGCTGTTCAGGGCTATATTTCTCTATAGTATCATGGTAAAAGCTTCCTACTCCTTCATCATGTACCATCTATGTATCCTTTTTCCTTATCTCTTCAAGAGTTCTTGCTAACTCCTCTGTTGTCATACCTTGTCGCTTAGCCAGTGCCGCTGCACTTATGTTATAAGTCCAGATAGAGGACATCTTTATAGCATTACCAATATCTAATATTCCTCTCTGCATCCCAATTCTGACAAACTGTGGACTACATCCCATTATTACAGCTGCTTCCGCTGTCTTAATTCTTTTAATATTTGGCATCATCTTCACCTCTTTATGCATTTTCCTCTGACATACGGATCACATCCGCTACATCTTCCTGTGTCATCTTAAGTGGAATGTGTTACAATAAATAAAAAACTTGGAGGTGCTTATGAATAACTTTGAAAATATAAATCTTACATTAACTGAAAAATACAAATTATTTATCATGCGATTCATAAAACACGCCAATGATAAATTCCTCGGTAAAGATTCTGAATATCTGCTTGAAATCGAATTTATTGAACCAGATCTTGCAGCATCAAATTCAGAATTGATTCCTTATACTTTCGCAGGTACATATCATCTCACGCAAAAATACAAACGCTATTGCATACACTGCAGAAAAATATTTGTAAGAGGAATGTTCTCATCTTTCATAACACCCATAGTTGTATCCATAATCACATCAATACTAACAGTACTAGTATTACGATTATTAGGATTACAATAATAACCTTGTACACATTTTCCCTTTTATGTACATAAACAAACAATGCCATCTCATCATCTGATAAATGATTAAATTCCTGAAAACTTTTCAGTCTTTCTGCTTTTAATTTCTTTTTCTCTTTATTCATCAGAACCACCTTGAATTTTTTCTTTTCTCACGTCATTGTCATACAACATTTGTAACGCAAGCTTAGTCGCTGTTATGTAATGTGACCTGTTTTCCTTAAATGCTCTGTTATAACCTATTTGGTATATACAATCCTGTACTTCACCATAAGTTGAACACCCAGCCTTTATGCTTTCATAAAGCTTCTGGCAACTCTCATCAAAATCTTTGCTCTGAAGATTAATAAATGTCACAGCTAACTCGACCAGATTGTCTTTATCTTCTTCGTTCATCATCTCTTACACCTCCTCTGACATATGAATTACATCTGTTACATCTTTCTGTGTCATTCTAAGTGGAGTGAGCTTAGCTCCCCAGTATTCAGTTTTTACTGTTACTTCTTTGATATTCTCTTCCTGCATATATCTAAGCAGGTCCTTATAATTACCGAAGTTTGCATATTCTGTTCTGATAATCATCACACTCACTCCTTAGTCCAATGCCTTTAATATCTGCTGTAGCTGCAGCTCCATATCTCTTAAAAACTCAGCGTTACTGACTGCGTTCTTAAACTTCAGCTCGCCATTCTCGTCCGTCTCCTGCGCCAGCTCTTCCCACATCTTGAGTTTTTCTTTTCTGTGGTACGTATCACTTAAGATATAGAACTGTAATATATTCCATAACCTGTTAGTAAGCGTTACTGTTTTCGGCTGCTGCTCCCAGCTTGTAGCCTCTGCACTGTCGTTGTCTCTTTTCTTTGCCATTCCTTCGTTATCTCCTCTGTTGAAAATAAATAACCTTGCCTATTTTCTTCCTAACTCTTATACTTTAATTACTGGTGTCTCAGCACCTAGTTTCCAAGAAAGGAGATTATTTATGCCTAAAGTTGATTTAACTGTTACAATTTCTGTTATTATTGCTATCTGTGCTATCATTTCCCCGATTATCACTACGATTTTAAACAATCGCCATCTTTATAAAATACGTAAATTAGATGAAGCTGCACAACTTCGAAAAGAAACTTACTTTTATAAACGTGGTATCTATGAAGATTATTTACGATATACTGGTCAACGCATTACACATGCTACTGTTGAAAATCTTGATAATTATGGCGCTACATATGCTCTTGCACTCATATATTTTCCAGAAGATTTCCAAAGCAAAATAATTGATTTGAATAATGAAATTAATCATGGTTGGAATGATGATGCTTTAAAAAAGCTTAATAAGCTTGCACCATTAATCCGTATGCAACTACAAGATTTGTAATTGCAATCACAATTCATCCCTTAGTAATTCCCAATCGTCTGCAACCAGATCCGCTTGTGTAGGGTTCCAACATCTGCATGAGCGGGTTTCATCTTCTTTAAACACAATCAGTTTGCACCTTTCATAAGAATTAGTTGGTTGTACAGCTCCAAACACGGTATCCGACTTTGATATGATGCTTTTTCTTACCATTAGTCTTCCCTGCTCTGCTGCCAACTTTGCGGCTTCACTTATATACATCTCTTACACCTCTATTTAAAACTTAGTTTGGTATAATATTATTTTTCACATCATCAATCATCTGATTTAAAAAGCTTTCTAACATTGATATTGATAACCCCCGTTGATTGGTCAAATGTAATATTTCACTAACAAGCTTGTTATATTCATCTGTTTTCATTGACTTGTTACCTAATGTTACATAATTGTATGTGTTCGGATTAACCCATTCGATATCGCTACCGTTATCATTAAGGAAATCTGCAATATACTCTTCAAGTTTATTGTTTTCTTCTAATTCCTCAGCGAGTTTTTCTGGCTCTCTGAGGATTCTTTTTGTCATACATAACAACTTTTCCTGCCTGGCCTTAGTTTCATCTACTTTATTAACTAAGGCATTATACTTTTTTTTTGAAATATACATCTCTTACACCTCCTCTGTTGAAAATGAATAATCTATACCCCAATCCTATTTTTTAGGATTGTTCAGGTATAAAAATATAATCCATAGGAATATTAGAAATATCGCTTATTTTTCTTAATTGAGTTGCATTAGGCTCTGATTTTCCTTTTTCCCAATTTGTTATTGTGGATACATCTACTCCTATGTATTCAGCCATTTCTCGTTGATTCATACCAGCATTAACTCTAGCAGCCGCTAAACATATTCTTGGTTTTTCACACATACTAAACATTATTTTATCCTCCTTTCTGCGATTATAATAATCCTATATTTTAGGATTGTCAACACTTAATCCGAATAATTTAGGATTTTTATTGAATTTATTAATATTATGTCGTATAATCCAATTAAAGCAAGGAGGTGATTAATTAAGTGACAGATGATGAACAGCGTAAAATATTTTCTAAAAACATCAATAAATACATTGAACAAAGTGGCAAACTTCAAAAAGAAATTGCTAAAGAGCTCGGATATAGCCCTACAACATTTAACACTTGGTGCGTTGGAAAAATAATTCCAAGTGCAGGAAAAATACAAAAAATTGCTGATTACTTTAATATTGGAAAATCTGACCTTTTAGATGACAAAGATTTTTCAAACCACACAAAAGGTATTCGAATACCAGTTCTTGGTTCAGTACCTGCTGGCGCTCCTATTGAAGCCATAGAGGATATTATTGATTATGAAGAAATTGACTCCGTTACTGCCTCCAAAGGTGAATATTTTGGATTAAAAGTTAAAGGTAGCTCTATGGAACCAAGAATATGTGAAGGTGATATTCTTATCGTTAAACGCCAGGATGATTGTGAATCAGGCGATATTGCTATTGTTATGGTTAATGGTAACGATGCAACTGTAAAACGCCTAATGAAATATGCCGATGGTATCCGGTTAATACCTAATAACCCAGCATATGAACCAATGTACTTTACCAATGAAGAAATTATAAGTAAACCAGTTAAAATAATTGGTAAGGTAATAGAGAACAGACAGAAATATTAAATTTTAAAAGAGGAATTTATGTGTAAAAACGAAAATAATTTGGAAGCAAAAATACTTGCGTGGTTTTTTATTATTTTAATACCACCTATTGGTATTCCTTTAATATTTACAGCTTATCCTAATATAAAAAAATGGATTCATACTGTTATATACATATATTTGGCTGTTTGGCTAATGGCATTATTTTCAAATATCTCAAAAATATACAATAATTTTAACCATACATCTGTAGAAAATCAAACTTCAATTGAAACAAATGATACAGAACTCACTTCCTATTCTACGCAAATGGAATACGATAAACTACAACAACTTTATGTACATATTGACACTACTTTACCACTTCAAGATATGATTGACTTTCTAGATTCTTATGGATTACCATACAGCTTTGAAAAATATAACGGAAGTCGAGAAATCCAAGTTGCTTTTACGAAAGAATGCACTACTCAAAAATACAAAAAAGAAAGCGGTGACTATTTAACTATTACATACGTTTATCCCAAAAATGAAAATAGTTCAACAGATAATTTTGAAAAATATACTTTTGGAACGTGTGCTTATTATCCGCAAGATTCCAATCTTTCGCTTATTTGTCATATATCAGGTCATTATTTTTCATATAATGCACCAGGTAACTATATATCAAAATCGGGAACACCTTTAGATTTAGATACTTCTATGTCTAGAAATGAACAAATGAAATATTATATTGATAACAAATAGATTAATATAGGGGGATACATTATGGATAAAAATAATAATCATATTATATCAAAAATATTAGCTTGGGTATTTATTATATCTATTCCACCTATTGGAATATTTTTACTTTTTAAAGCATACCCTAATATGCCAAAAAACAAACGTATAGCTACTATCATATGTGCACTTGTATGGTTTGCAATAATCATTATATCTGGATTATCGCCAAATAGCTCTTCAGATAATAATCAAACATCTGTTGACGTTGAAAATACTACTATACCAGAAAACACATTATCCGCAAATAATGATAACTCTACTACCACCGAAATATCAACAGAACCTATTACTATTACTCAAGCAGAACCTTCTATTGAAACTATTCAAGAGACACAAACAGAAGCTTATACAGTAGTTATTCAAGAAACACAAACTCAAGCTTCAAAAGACAATATTACAGAAACTTTTATAACAAAAAATGAAGAAGTTTCTGTAGCAAATGGAACAACTTATGTACTTAATACACACACTAAAAAATTCCATAAAACATCGTGTCCTGAAGTTAAAAAAATAAAAGATGAAAACCTTTCTTATTTTACAGGAAACCGTAGTGAAATAATACAGCAGGGTTATTCAGCTTGTAAAAAATGCAATCCATAATCTTTTATGAAACATCATAATATTGCTATTGTGAACTGAATGGTAATGATACTACTGTTAAGCGATTTATGAAGTATGCTGATGGTATAAGACTGCTGCCTAACAATCCAGCGTTTGAGCCTATGTATTTTACTAATGAAGAAATTATAAGTAAGCCAATTAAAATAATTGGTAAGGTAATAGAGAACAGACAGAAATATTAATTTTAAGGAGATTTATTATGAAAACAGCTAAAGTCATTAGAATTTTAGACAAGTACTCTATTTTGATTAATTATGGAAAATCCAAAGGTGCCAAAATAGGTGAAAATGTTCAAATTCTAGAAATTGGTCCTGAAATAGTGGATCCTGATTCTGGAGAAAGCCTTGGTACTCTTGATCATATTAAAGATGTATTACAAATACAAGAGGTCTTTGATGAATTTTCAATTTGTGGAAAAAAATCAGAAGTCAATTTTACTGCATTTGTAAATCCTTTTGAGGAATCCCACAAAGTATACTCTACCGAAGAACTACTTGTCAATAAAGATCAGATAGCTAAAATACAAAGACCGCAAAACAATATTATCAATTTAGGAGATACTGTTAAAATAATATAAAATTTTATTTGAAAATTATTGACTTTTAGTTTCCTTACAAATATAATGTAGTCAAGTTAAATAGCTGATACTTAAATGGACAGCGAAGAAAAAGCCTTGCTACATACTATTTGTAGCAGGGCTTTTTCGATTTTATTTTATTATGGAGAAAACTATATTGGATAAACCTTTTTTAACTTTTGAAGAACAAATAAATAAACTTATCAATGAAAAACATTTAGTTATAAATAACCGCGATTACGCACTTGAGGCATTATCTTCTATATCATACTATGACCTCGTTAATGGTTATAAAGATTTGTACCAAAAGGATGATGTATTTATACCAGGATTAGGAATTGAACAGTTATTTGCAACACATATATTTAACAAAAATATTCAAGGTGTTATCGTTAAATATGCTGGATATGCAGAGAATTCATTTAAAACTATTCTTTCTTATGTCATTGCCAAAAACATATCTGAGAAAGAAACTGAATATCTAAATCCTAAGAATTACAAATACTCTAATGACAAAGACAAACGGCAGCATCTTAGAAATTTATTAAATGACACTTTAAAATTATGCAATGAAACCCATGATACACCAACATCTCATTATAGAAACACAAAGGATCACATTCCACCATGGATATTATTCAAAAATGTATCTTTTTCTTCTACAACAGATATATATAAATATTTAAAAACCAAAGACAAAAAAGATATGTTTATATATTTCCGGCTTTTATCTGCTTCTAATATAGATGATGATGCTAAAGCTAATGTTTTATTAAGTGCCCTAAATATTGTTCGTAAATTTAGAAATAAAGCAACTCATAATCTTGATTTTGTTAAATATAGGTCTCCACTTTTTCACAGTGCTAATCATATATTTGAAAATACGCTTTTATATACAAATGAAATTAACAAAACATATGATGATATATGGGGTCTTATTTTATCAATGATTATTTTATTAAATAATAAATATTTAGAATATAGCTTCATATCTGAATTATCTACATATTTGAATAGTTATGGAAGTAATATGAGTAAACTATATTGCCGCATAACCGGTATTCCTATCGATTATCAAAGAAGATTTGAATTATACAGGTCTACTTTAACGACACATAACACTGAGCATAATCTAGAGCAAAAAAACGATGATGCTGCTATTCTTCAAGATACTTATTCAGATGTGGCTGCAACATCTGAAACCGAGACATAACATATATATTTAAAATCTAATTACAGATTATGCCGTAAATCTAAAACTAGCAATAACTGAAAAAAGAAAAAACTTAATAAAAGCCCCTGTGCTACCAACACAAGAGCTTTTACCACGATACTTACATAAGCTGTGCCTATGATATAATACCGCCCTGAACAAGCTGTATTATATCATTTCTGACACCGCTTTTGCAAGTAGGTATTATTTTTATACTCTGATTTATTAAATTAATGAATAACATAACTTAATTCAGACGAAGAAAGAAGGAATGATAATATGAAATTAGCTAATGGAATGGGTAGCGTATATAAGCTATCTGGAAGAAGACGTAAACCATGGGTTGCTCGTAAAACAAAAGGCTGGGATATTGATAAAAAAACTGGAAAAACCAAACAGCTCTACATGACTATTGGATATTTTCCCACAAGACAGGAAGCTCTTACTGCTCTTATTAATTACAATGAAAACCCATATGATATAGAAATCAATAACATAACATTTGAGGAAGTATACGAGAAATGGAGCTCTGAACATTTTCTAAAAATATCTCAAAGTGGTGTAAGAAGTTGGATAAGTGCTTTTAATCATTCCAAACCGCTTCACAAGATGCGTATGAAAGATATCCGAGCTAATCATCTTGAAGGAACAATACATAATGCTAATGTTGGTGAAGCTACCAAACAACGTATGAAAAGCTTATATAATCTTATGTATCGATATTGTCTGAAAAATGATATCGTTGATAAAGATTATGCAGCCCTTTGTGAAAGTGTATCACGTGGAGAAACCAAAATAAAGCGTGTACCATTCTCTGATGAGGAGATAATGAAGCTGTGGGATAACATAACATATCCATTCACTGATATGGTTTTAATAGGCATATACAGCGGTTGGAGGCCTCAGGAGCTGGCTATTCTTAAGATAGCTGATATAGATTTAGATAACTGGTCCTTCACCGGCGGTCTGAAAACCGATGCTGGCCGTAATCGTACTATACCTATTCATCCAGCCATCCAGAAGCTTGTTAAACAGAATTATGATAAAGCCATACAAATGCATAGTGCTTATCTGTTTAATGATCAAAATGGACAACAAGGTACGTATCTTACTTATGACAAATATCGTGGTCGCTTTAATAAAGTTATGATGAAGCTTAACCTGAAGCATAAACCACATGATACAAGACATACATTTATCAATGCTGCTAAAGCAGCTAATATGAACGAATATGTATTAAAGATAATCGTTGGCCACGTTATAGAAGATGTTACAGAAGCTGTATATACCCACAGAACTGTAGATCAACTTCGTGAAGAACTTATTAAAATCGACCTTCCTAATCCATAATATAATATCAAAACAACAGACTGCTGATTATCACATACTGCAGTCTGTTTTTTGTTAGTTATGTGTTAGTTACGTCTGTTAGTTACCTGTTAGTTACTTGTTAGTTACGTCTATAAATTCACGTTATTTTGTACATTTTCAAAACATTTTTATTTTAATTGTATATAATGCAAAAACCGCCGCAATCCCAGTGATTACGGCGGTTTAACGCATTTATCTTATTAAATTAATTAGAACTTACCTTCATCAGCAGCCTGCTGTACAGAAACAGCAACAGCAACTGTAGCACCAACCATTGGGTTGTTACCCATACAAAGGCTATGAACTTTTATAATTCATTTCAATTATATACAATACCGTTTACATCAGTATTTACGCGAGTTTTAGGGTTATACACATTAAAATCAATTCATTCTAATTTATATATATTTGTTTAAATTTATTCCGTAATGTGTACAAAATGTGTACAGTCTTATGTTATGTGTACACATAATATCAATACATTTTATGTGCCAGTATTCATTTATTAAGATGTATTAATATTTCTACCTTATTATATACTAAACTCTTTCGATATTGCAAATATTAATAGCACAAGTTACAACATCTCCAATACCGATAACTACTCGGTCTCCTTTAACTTCTAATACATCATATTCATCATAGTACATTGCAAAAGAACCACCATCGTAAGTAGCATTAACAAGCACACGCACCTTATCGCCAACATTTATATCATTATCAGAGCTTTCAGTATTTGAATTATCTTCAGATGTAATACAGCCATCATTAATCCAGCCTGTTCCATCATCAATAAGATAAGGATTTGCCGCACCCGGAAGAACTCTCGTGATAGTGCCACTAGTAAAGCCATTTGATGGTACAAGTCCATCTGATGATGTTGATGAAGCATATATTGTGTCATATGTCACAAAATCACCCTCGTGATACTTTGTTGTATCTATATCAGGCTGTAAGTTTGACTCTGTATTTTCTGTTACTACATTATCATACTGTGTTAAGTCATTGCTATTAATAATCGACATAACATTTTCTACATATGTAGGACTTGTAGCATAACCGCCATTTTTAATCGCAGTAATAGCTTCAAGGGCATCTGTTACATTTACTGCTGCTGCATAACGTGAATTATTTGTGATAAGATCGTAATAATCTCTTACACTATCAGCTGGAGTATCATATGCTCTAAATGCTGCTGTAATAGTAGTATAATTAACATTATCATAGCACTCCTGTGTTGAGGAACTAAATACTTTTCCATTCCAACTCTCAGTAGCCTTAATACCAAAGAACGCATTAGCCTTTGTCATTAAGGCAGATCCGCCCCAGCCTGTCTCTAATACAGCCTGTCCGATACATATGCTTGGAAGTACAAAACCTGTACCTGCCATCTTTCTTCTTTCTGCTTCTGTCTGTGCAAGTGGCACAATTAAATCTAAAAATTCCTGTTTATTCATAATATTTTTTCCTTCTTTCAATTTATAAATTTCTTTTGGACATAAAAATAACACCCACAACGTATTGCTATGCGTGCTCACTAACTAATATATTTTTCATTGCCTAATTCTGTTTTGCTTGTTGTATCTGCAAGCTCATCATCATCCGGAAGCTCATCTGTATATTTACTCAGGAACATCTTAACATACAGCCATACTTTTTTTACTGGCAATCCACATAGAACCATATTTTTTAATATACTAACAACTTCATAGGTTAAAAATAGAATTTCAAAAAATTCAGAGATACCAATACTTTCTCCAAAAAAACGTCTTACTTCTTCAGGCAAGAAACCTATTAAATTAAATTGTGTTATATAATCGACAATAACAAGCAATATTATAGATAAAATCATTGCGCATTTTCGGATTGCTCCGTTAATTCCAAAACAGCTATTAAAATCATGATCTTTAATTGCTCTTAACATACCAAAGACAGTATCTGTTATTATTGCTATTATAACAAGCTGTATCAATTTGTTATGTGCTGCTTCTACATACATATATTTTAAAGTTATCATTTCTTTTTTCCTCCTAAAATCTTATATACTCTTTAATTAATATTAACTTTAATATTGGGTGCTCTAATCATCTCTATTGCCCTCCTTTATTTACTTAATTCTGTTACTAGCTCATTTAATTTATTTTCAAATTCTGTTACATCTTTCGTATATGTTGCCTTATTTGCTATATATGCCTGGACATTAGCTATGTTACGATTTATAGACAACCCTCCATTGGCGGAGATTGTAGCATTCATATACATAATATCTGTAACTGCACCATTCTCCTCTACACTGCTTGTTCCATTTAATGTTATAGCTTTGTTTACGTTTAACATTTTTTACCTCTTTCTACCACTTCTGTGGATTTATTAATATTATTTTTATACCCAACTTGCACTTCCCCAATGATAAGAAGCAATAATAGTATTATCAACATATATTCTTAAATATACTCCGTCCCAATCAAGTCCAATTTCATTTCTAGGTGTTCTGTTAAGAATTGCACCGCACCATCTATTCCAACTTGAATGCCAGATATTTAAGCCATCTGTTTTCACTCCTCCTATAGCAGATAATTCACAACCATCATAATATCTTGTACCGCTGCTACATATTTGCACATAGCCTTTTCCTATTTTCGTGTATGACGTGTTGTTTGGCTTGTGCCATAGTTCGATTCCATCTCTTAGCACACTTACTTCAAGTCCAGCAAGCCCATACATTTTAATTCCCTTGCCACTTTCTACATTAAAGCTCATTTCTCCATCATTAGTGACGTGCCACAATGAATTCAATGTAGATGGCGAAGCTCCTTGCGTTGCACCTTTTTGAATTGAGAAAATCCAGTCACCTGTATTCTTAGAACCTTGAATATATACACGTCTCAAATATCCATCTGGAGCCAGGTAATCATTTTTCAGTGCCTCGCCGGTTATATCCCAACAGGCTATTTTCCCACTTGTACTTGTAATGCCACCAGTGCTGGATATTTTAAAATACTTGCTGTCCCACGTTCCTGTTGCAAGGTTAAGCATCATTCCTGTACTGTTTGCAACATAATTAGAGCTTTTAAGCACTCCGGCTGTAACTGTTCCCAGATTTGCGGATATTGCAGACAATGTAGATACACTTAACTCTGCCGCTGTGATTGAATTGGCAGCTATCTGATTAGCTGTTATTGTCTTAGAAGCTATCTTCGCGGCTGTAACTGCATTTGCAACAATCTTATCCGAGGTTACTGCATTTGCGGCTATTTTTGCCGAAGTTATAGCACTTGCTGCTATTTTATCTGCATTAACTGCATTTGCCGCTATCTTTTCTGTTGTTATTGCATTGGCCGCTATCTGTGTTGCCGTAACACTGCCTGTATATATCTTTCCGCCGTTAATCAAGGTTTTATTATTTGTGTCACACCAGCCTGCAATTGTAGAACCTTTAGCTTCTGCATAATCATTTTTAGGTGTTTTGGTTGGCTCAAGATATACTGTATAACCAGTATTATGAGCTATGTTTGTTTTAGTTGTATATATTGTTACTCCATTACTCCTGTTAGGTGTGAACAGATTATACTTTGCCCCGCCACGGAGCATAAAATAAATCTGACTGTGCTGAAGAACCTGACCCACATATGCTGGCATTTTATTACAAAAACGATAATTATTCTCCTCCAAATAACCAGCGGCATCTGTTGTTCCCCAGCCACCTGCTAATACTCTTAAAATAAGATTGCAAGTAAAACCTTGATTATGCGTAGACCATACAGGTTTAGAACCGCTATTAAGCTGAACATTACATTCATAGTTATGTAAACCGTTATATGGTATAGATGAATTTATTAATACTGGATAATATGTATTCGTATCATACTTTGAATCCGTCAGATTTACTGTGGTTTGAAATCTTTTTACTGCTCCTGCAATATCATTCTGCGTAGTGGAATCTAATTTCCCTATTGTAACTGAGCCCGCTGCCAATCTGTCAGCAGATATATATCCACTGGTAATCTTTCCTGCATCTATATTAGCAATCTTGGCATTCTGTATTGTTGCATCTGCTATTAATGCATTAGTTATAGAAGCATTCGCTATGGCATTAGTTCCGAACTGACGTAATACCCAGCTTTTGCCATCGAAGTAATACATCTTATTAGAATCTGCTGTATTAAACCATATATCATTAGTTTTTCTACTCTCCGTTGAAGGTGTTGTTGTCTGATAAAATATTGTATTCTTGCCATCTGCTGTAAGCTGTGCTCCTTCCGCAGTCTTAGAAGCCGCCGCTGATAAAAGTTTAGCCGCTTCCGCCGTGCTTAATGCACCAGCCGCATTCGTATTAGCTGTATCTGCCTTTTTTGCTGCATTTTCTATATCTTTGTCTGTTGTATTCATCCAGTCTGTTACATCTGTTCCAAACTTGGATGTATCTATTGCTCCTTCAGCTATCTGCTTACCGTTAATTGTTCCTACCGTGATATTGGCAGCCTTAAGATTGATTACCTCGATGTTAGCGGCATCTATAGTTCCACTTGTTATTTTATTAGCAGTTAAATCTACTATCTTAGCATCTGTTATGCTTCCGTCCGCAATCTGAGCTGTACCAACCGCGCCTTTGTCTATCATTGCTGTCTTTATAGAGCCAGCCTCGATATTACTAAGCTTTATGTTAGCGTACCTTAAATCTGCAACATCTGCTTTAAGATAATTGGTCTTTATATCAATTATCTCTGCATTTACGGCATCAATTTTCTCTGCTGTAACAGTATTAGCCTTAACCCAGTCAGCATCAACTTTCTTTGCTATTAATTCCTTTGCTATTATCAAATCAGAATATATTCTTTCGTTCTGCTGTGTTGTCGGACCTTTAAAATCTGTTTCAGTCTCAGCTTCCGTCTTCCCATAAGATGTAACAGTCATAGCCATACCGCCATCATATTCCTGTGCCAAATTCATAACCGGCATTTTATATTCACCAGTACCATCATTGACAGTTATGATATCCCACGGATCCAGGCGTATATCTCCAAGTGTCTTTAACGAAGCACCTCTATAAGTAAATTCTTTAATGCTCTGATATATATAACTTAATCTGTCTGACGTCATAAATGGGTTGGAAAAGGTTATTCCCAGTTGTCCACCGCCTTGTGATAATTCAGTCTGGCTATCCACATTGCAGTTAATATAATCCAGATGAAAGTCGCTTTCATTATGCTCAAATGACATAATTCTTGTTTTATCTATAGAATACTCACATTCTTTATACCACTTAATAACAATAGTTCCGGCTCTGTCCACGCATGCAAATCCACCAGCTAATGAAGCTATATAGCCTATCACCTCTCTGTATGTATATCCAACTGGTTTAGTCTGTATCATTATGTAATCCAGACCACTTACGTCTGCCGGAACACCACAGCTTGTACTTATCTCACTTAAAACCGAAGCAGCACTTGCTGGATATATCAGATTGGATATATATAGTCCTGTAGTCTTCATCATTCTGTCATATGCTGTAAATGTCGTTGTTGCCTGATCACTTTGTGGGCGCTCTGCTGTGAAAAAGCCAAGTGGAATATATTCATACTTTCCACTTGGCAGCTTTAAACCTATCTCTACTGGTATCTCTGTATTTTCAAATAATTCGTCTATCTTTTTAATAGTAATTTCTATCTTTGCAGATACAGCCGCTCCTAGCTGTAAAGCTTCATCAGCCGTACTTGATGTTTCATAGCTCAATTTTTTGAACTCGGAATTAAACCACCGTCCATTAATCTTAAGCCTTGCCTCAAAAGTCCTTGATGGACTTCTTATTGTTTCTTTAAAAGCTTCTGTTACGTTGTTATACATATGTTTACTCCTGTATCATAAACTCTATTGCTGTAATATCTTCTAATGTAGTTCCATCATATCCCTCTGCATCACATTCATTAACATCTTCCAGCTTAATCATATGCACATCAAGTTCTGTTTCAATGTTATACATTTCATCAATTTCTTTAATCACCTCCTGCTCCTTGTCTTCTGCAAACTTGTAAGAGCCATCTTCTACGACTGCATTTCCATTTTCATCCTTTAAAGCATTTTCCTTTAATAATCGCGTTCTTTCAGCGTTATATACCTCTAATTCTGCCAATAACGCTTTAAGATTTTTAGCAATTGCATAATTGACCTTAACTGGCCAATGTTTCTTTGAATTCTGTAACTTCTGTAATTCTGCTGCACATCTGTCAATCTGTTTGATTGTAAATTTCATATTATAAATCTCCTTTATTGTTGAATAATAGATACACTTGCACTTCTGTAATAGAAAATACCATCATCAAGCTCCCCTATTACTTCCTTGCTTAGTGTACCTCTGTAACTTGTTATTGTTATATCCTGTCCATCATCATGAAATGTTATTGGGAAGAATCCGGCAACAAGCTTATTCTTAATAAGAACCAACTCATCTTCCTGAAGAACTCCCCAGGATATAGATAAGGTCTTCTTTTCAGCAACTACATCACCTAACATTGTTCCGTCAAGTGCTCGTCCCGTTGAAGAAGACCATATTATCTCATCATCCACTTTGATGGACACAGGAGCCGGAAGCTCCTGTCCATCACACTGCAGTATCAATTCATCACATCCTTAATGTATAATCTCACATTTTCCTGTCTGCTTTGTATGTTCGTTTATCTTATCAACTACATATTTCTTAAGGCTCTTTCCATCAAGCTGTATATCAAGATCTAATGTTTCCAACACTTTAAGTATCTGCTTAAGAATACTTATAGCCTCAGACAACAATTCAGCACTTGATGCCATAGCTGCTGCCTTCTGTGCCATATCGATAAGCTTATCCTCTGGTGCTACAACTTCTCCCTGGTGTTTATTATCACCAATCATTGCAAGCTGTGGTGTGTTTGGCTTTACATATCCACCTTGTGCAAGGTATGGAATGCTGCCAAAACCAACTTCCGGTAAATCAAACCCGAAATGGTCACCACCTATAACTGGTACCCAGTCAGGCACATCAAAACTCAAACTATTTACCTTACGAACCATCCAGTTAATTCCACTTTCTAATCCGTCAAGCATACCATTTATAAGTCCGATTACCATATTAATAGGTCCTTTGGCTATATCTGCTATCAAAGAGAATATTCCACCAAATGCATCAACTATACCTTCCCAGGCTTTTGACCAGTCACCTGAAAATACACCAGCAATAAAGTCAATCAATCCACCAAATATCTGCTTTACATCACCAAATATATTGGAAACATTATTCAAATAAGCATTCATTATATTGCCTATAAAACCGAAACTATCAGAAAAATCTATGTTAAAAATATTCTGTAACCAGTTATCAAATGAAGAAAATGCTGACTTAATATTCTGCCATATGCCTTTAAACCAATCACCTGCTTTACACCATTTATCAGTAATCCAGTCCCAGCATTTTCCTGCTGCATCCTTAACTACATCCCAATGTTTTACTAACTCGTATATAGCCACACCTAATGCTGCTAAAGCCACTATAACTAATGTTATAGGACTTGTTAATACTGACATAGAAACACCAAATGCTGTTGTAGCTGCTGTGGCTAACCAAGTAGCCGCTGTATGTGCTGCTGTGGCTGCTGTATCTGCTACTTTAGATGCCGTTGATATTCCCCATTGTATGGCCTGAGAAACTAATTCCTTTGTTGCCAATGCCATATTTACAATAAAATCTTTTATTCCTGTGGTAACATCTACAGCTTTATTTTTTGCTTTCTCTGCAGTATTCTTTACCCACTCTATTGATTGAAGTGCTAACTCCTTAGTTGCCTTTGCCATATCAATAGCCAGGTTCTTAATATTTCCGCCTATATCAACAGCTTTATTCTTAGTCTTCTCAGCAGTATTCCTTACCCATTCAACAATATCATCTTTCAATGCTATAGTTGATGCTTTAATATTAGTTACTAAGTCCTTAATACCTTTTACTGTATCCGATTGCAGGATATTTACCTTAAACCAAGTAGTATAATATATTTCAAGCTTTGATATGGATTGTATAATGCTTTTAACAAAATCTTTTGCATACATAGCACAAAGCTGAACTGTTTCAAACTTATCAGCTATTTTTGCTAATGTACAAGCATGTATTGCCGCTTTCATTTTATTTATAATTCCAACAACACCGCCAGCATTCATAAGAAATTCTGCTAAATCTACAGCTTTCCAAACTGCTGCAAATGCTCCTATTGTTATCACTATTGCATCAAATGGATCTTGATTATCCTTTATCCAATCAGATATACCCTCTAATGCAGATGCCAATCCTTTCAGAACATCAACAATCACTCCACCAGTCCAACTCGCCACAGGCTCAAGTAAATTGTCCCAAGCCCACATCCATAATGGCTTTAACGCATCTAATGCACTATTTAGTACATCTAAACAACCTGCTAATACATCAAGAAATGCCGGAAGCAAATCTTCTATAGTCCACTTAGCCAAAGGAACAAATATATTGTAATAAGCCCATTCCAATCCAGCGAACAACTTCTCTGTTAATGGTTGTGCGGCTTTCTTGAGGTTATCAAGAGATGTTATTAAATTATCAAAGGATATTGCTTTAAGTGGCTCTAATGCCTTCTTGACTTTATCTGCCATATCAGATATTGCACTAGAAACATTAGATGTACTTCCACTCACATCTGGTACAAGGTCAACGCTTCCGATTCCTGAAGATGTTCCACCTGAACTACCGCTTGAATCAGAACTATCATCTGTTGGCTCTGTCAGCTTATTTATCTGGTCAAAGCCTGCAAGGGACTTCTCAATATCCTTTGCTGTCTTCTTAGCTGCATCTCCTATTCCACTTACATTATCTGCAGCACCTCCAGCATCATCTCCTATGCCTGCTATATCAGCACTTATACTTCCCATAGAGGATGATATATCGGCACCTGTAAGCATCTGCACGAAACTAGCAAATCCATCTGCCACTTTCTGCAGTCCTGCAAGCAGACTATTAAATCCACGCAGAATAGGTGTAAACAATGCTATGAAGCCTTTACCAAGGCTAGCCTTTAACTGCTCAAATCGTAATGAAAGTATTCTTGTCTGGTTCGCCCAGGAGTCCTGTGTCTTAACAAAATCTCCTGTGGCATTAGATAAAGCACTTGTAACATATTGATAACGAAGCATTACTTTTTCCTGCTCTGTCATCTTGGCTGTAGTCTTACCGAAGCCGTTATTAAGTGCATACTGGTCTAAGTTAGTCTGAGTCATTATTACACCTAAATCCTTAAGTGTCTCTGTCTCTCCAGTCCATATAGACTTAAGCTTTGTATATGCCTCATCTGTCCCCAGATTATAGAATGATGCAACATCACCGGTTAATCCTGTAACATTTTCAGCCATATCCAATGCCGCCTTACCTGTAATACCCATAGCATTACTCATCTGGCCAAACACACCCATATACTTCTTGGCCGATAATTCCGATAAGCCAAAGTTAGTCATAGCATTTGAAGCCCACTGGTCTGCCTGCCAGCTTAAGTCCTTAAATGCTGTATCTACGACATTCTGTACTTCTGTTACATTAGAACCTACTTCTATGCAGTCTTTCGTAAACTTAGTAACTGCAGCTATACTTAGTCCTGCAGCTATCTTCTTACCAAGCCCAGAAAAGATAGTTGTTGCCTGCTTAGCTGCCTTATTAGAAGCTCCTGTAAGCTGATTAACTATCTGTGAACTATCTATTCCAAGTTCCAGAGCTATCTGACCTACTGTATCTGACATTCGCCCTCCTTTCTGACACAATTAAAAAGCTGCCTACTTCTTTGAGTAAGCAGCCTTAAAATCTCTTTGTAATCGTGTCCAATGTTCTATATACTGTGGTGTTCCTACCACTCTCTTATTACGTTTCAGAAGCCAGTCATTGTGTATCTTCTTCTGTTCCTTAGTAAAGTTCCTTATGACTTTCATATCTTTTTCTGCCCTTATGCTCACCACTCTGCCAAGCGGTGTCTCTGGCATTATTCCTGACAATAAAGAACAAAATTCCGCCCAAGACATATCATCTTCCGTTCGCAATCGTATGCCATACTGTGACAGGAAGCTTGACTCTATCAATTCCCAGTCATCATATATGTCATAATATATTTCACTATGAGGGTGTATTCTCCTCTCCATATGTGCCTGTGGCAACACCCATTATTGCATTATACATTTCCTTATATTCTGGAAGCGGTAAGTCCATAGCCTCAATCTTATCTGCTGCCTCTTTGCCAATAAGCATTTCAAGAGCCTTTGTTATAAATCTCATTCCGTTGTCACTATCTTTCTTCTTTTCAGCCTCAGCAGCCATAGCCTGTACATTAAGAATTGTGTTCTTTCTGTTATTCACAGTTACCACTAAGTCATCAGTAATACGAACCATAGGTAACTGGTTTGTAATCTTCATTGATATGTCTATTACTTTAAAATCTGTCTTTGCCATTATTCAAATTCTCTCTTTCTTTTTTATTCTGTATATGGAATATATGTTGGTTTTCCATCGCTCTGTGCTTCCCATTCGAGTGCATCAATGCTTGTTGAGTCTCCTCCAAGGGAAGTTACATTTATAACTGCTGGGATAAGAAGCTGGTCAAGGTTTGGGAAAATAATTGAAACCCAGGTATTGCATTCCTGTCCTGTCTTTAAAGCCAGGCTTGCGATATAATCATTACCTTCATCACCATAATTACGCTTACCACCCATAGTCATACCCAATGATTTACCTGTTGTAAGTCTTCTTGTCCAGCCTGCCTGATCCATTGGATTCCATTCTTCAATTGTTCCATCTACGGATATGCTTAAGCTCTCTGCATCTTTTACAACCTTTGTTTCTACTGTTTCCGGTGTATCTGTGCTCTTTCTTCCTGTTATGCATACACCGAACTGAATTGTATGCACCGGATTAACGCCAGTAAGAGGTGTTGCTCCTGCATTATATCCAGCTAATTTAGTATTCTGTGCCATACCTTTACCTACCTTTCATAATAAATATCTAATTCTATTACACTCTCAAAGATACCTTTATCATCTGTCCCTACATCCACAGGTCCATCAACCTGCATTTTAGTAAATAGAAGCCTTGTATCATTGATTATTTTATTGTTGGTGTCTCTAAGCATATTATAGAGCTGTTCTGCTGCCTTCTCGGTGTCTCTGACACTTGTATTCCAATGAACTAATATACTTATAGACTTAATACGATAAGAGCTGTTATTTAAGCCTCCTACAGCAGTCTGTGGTGGTCTTTGTCTGTTAAGATTATATACTCCTATGCTCTTATCTTTTTTATTGTCAAGCTTGCCGCAATATACATTATTATTGTCTGCAATGCCAAGACCTGCTATATAATCTCTTACATCACCTATTCCTAACATCATAACCCCGCATTCTTCTTGTATAACTTAGCAAACGTATCAGGAGCAAAATTTCTTTTCTTACCATCTTTAAGATAATCATCGAGCCACCTGCCCTTGGCATTTGCGTTTCCTTCGTGTCTTTTACCTTTATCGTCTACCCAAGGCGATTGATGGAAGTTATATTCCGGATGATAATATAGCCTTCTTACATATGGTGTACTTGATATAAGTTCTACCTTGCCATTAGCAATATCCTGTGTGTATACAAATGTGCTCTCATTCTGTAATGTGCCTGTATCTCTAGGCATTACCTGACTTTGAACTACATTCGTATGTATTGCTTCTGCTGTCTGTACTAATGACACCTGTGCTGCTGCCGTAAGCTTCCTTACCATAGGCATATTAAGCTTAACTGTTGACTTAACATTCTTTGCCATTACATCACATCCAATCTTACATAATTAACTGTACCATCCGGATTACGGCACTTCGTACCCTTGTATATATGCCTTGTTACACCAAACACCTTTATATCACCTTTAGTAATAACAGGAAGCTCCGGTGCAATATCTCCAGGTATCAAAGCACATCCTTCAAGTTGTATAAGAACCTTTTCTGCTGTTAATACTGTCTTACCGCTGTCCTGATAATTACATAAACCATCCCATATAACAGGTTCAAGAGGCTCTCCGTAGACATTTCTGCCTTCCTGCTCTATCTCAATGTGTATTTCTGTCTTACACATGCTCTTTAATATCAAGCAAGGGTATCTCATACTCACACCCCCAGACTCAAGCAGCACAAGCCTGTCTGGCAAAGCACCTGGTATGTATCACGCTTTACAGCAATTCCATTCTGCACAAGAACATTCCAACTGCTGCCAAACTGCATAGATACTCCATTTACAGCATAATTCTGCAAGACACAATTAATCATGTCTTCATTCTCATACTCAAAATCAGCCATATCGCAGCATACATCTATGATTATTGCCTGCTGGAACTCTGTCAAATTATCAAAGCCTCTTGATGTTATACGATTAAAAGTAAGCGAGTCGATATGACGGCTCGCCTGCTTTAATCTTCGTTCTATCTGTTCATCCGGGATAAGATTATGCTCGCTCAGGTACTGTTCTTTACTTGCATATACCATAGGCTTACTCTGCAATCTCTTCTGCAGGATCTACATCAACGAATACAGAATCAACCTTACCATCTTTGCCATTAGGGAATACAAATGTATCACTTAACTGACGATTCTGATAAAGATATCCGTCTCCTTCTGTATGTGCTCCTGGTGCGAAGAAATAAATAGATGAAATCTTAGGTACTGTCTTACATGTCTGGCCACATGCGACAAGTACATTAATCTTGCGTGAACCCTGAACAGTCTTTTCATAATATGTGGCTATATTAGTCTTTGTAGGCTTTGCCACAACTGCATAAGCGCTGTCGCTCTTAGTGTAGTATGTCTTTCCTTCTACCACATCTGTATCAGTTGTTATGGTATACTTTGACTTAAGCGGAGCAAAGCCGCCCTCTGCAACATCCCAATCGAATCTGTCATAGAATCTTTCATCATCCACAACTTCCATAAGTGTCACGCCATCAATATCAGTTACACGTGTTTCAATGCCAAGACCACCTTCTGCAATCTGTGTCATTTCAATCTTACGTGTAAATTCCTTTGATACCTCAAGCTTATCCATAATGTCAGAAGATACATACATAATGAGACTTCCATTTGCCTTATATCTTCTAAGCTTGCCTGCTGCCAGAATATGCTTAAGCTTAGCAAATACATTCTCTGATGTATATTCTGTGGAAGCTGTTTCAGTATGATATAATTCTGTCTTCTGTGCAGCCTGTGCTACCTTACTGAAAAATAATGCATCTGTCTCTGGTACTACCTGTGTCTGTTCAAATATGTGTGAAATATTCTGAATAGATGCTGTCTGATTTGTTTCATCAACATCTGCCTTATCAACCATAAACTGTACATCTCTGTCATGTGTTACTGTGTAAGGAACATCTTTCTGGTTATATTCTCCTGTGTTCCATCCACCTGATCTCTTATGGTTCTTATAACCACTTACACTCATCTGTGTAAAATGGAAAGTCTTTGCATCTAACCATCTGACATTGTTTGTGATAAATGGTGATGTAAGTGTGCCCTGAATAAGAATTGCTAATAATTCAGGACTCCACTGTTCTGCATAATTTAAATTTGGCATATTATTTTACCTTTTTAACCTTTCTTAATTGAATCTATTCCATCTCTTTGTAGGAACATTTACATTGCTACCTGCAGAAGACTGCTGTCCATTAGTCTGCTGCCCTGCGCCAATCTGGAATCCCTCATTGTTCTCTGTGCTTGGCTTAAGTGCAGGTACATCCTTTAGAACCTGTTCAAGTGCAGCTTTAACATTGTCCTCTGATATCTTTCCATCTGTGCCCTTTGCCTTGCTGAAATCAGCCATCTTAAGCACATATGGAAGTGTCTTGGCATTAATACCAAGTGTCATTGCTACCTGTGTAGCCGCTAGCTCTATACGAGCCTGTTCAGCATCTTTCTGCGCTGTTGTTACTTCATTCTGAAGATTAGCATTAGCGTTCTGCTGCTGTTCTACCTGCTGCTGTTTATTCTGCTTAAATGTTGCAATAGCCTGGCTTACTTCCTCCTCGGATAGTCCCTGCTGCTGGAAATAGCTTTTAAGCACAGCATTTTCTTTCTTGGCAGTTGCGGTGTCTAACATGCTCTGTATTTTGTCATAGTCAATTCCAGCCGCCTGCTGATTATTCTGACCACCTTGCTGTCCTGCCTGTCCGTTATTGTTACTTCCAGCGTTCTGGTCGCCGTTACCATCTCCGCCATCTGCGAAGAACTGTAGATTAATAGGTAATGTCTTTCTCATCACTCTATCTCCTTTCTTCCGTTTACCGCCCGTCGGCATTTTCCTAAAGTTTATTGCCATTAAGTTTTGGGCATATAAAAAGGACGTCCATTGCTGAACGTCCCAGATATCAATATGATATTATTTATTTTATTGTATTCAATACTTCTTTGAGCTTATTCACTATAGACCTTTGTCTTGAATATAACATATATATAGTTGCTGCAGATTCGTCATTATCTATAAGAGATTCGCCCTCTGCAAATGCTGTCTGAACAAATCCTAATGTTGCTGTTGTCTGTTCCAGTTCATACAAAGCATTCTCAAAATCAATTTTAGCAGACATATTACACCTCCATATTCATCTGTGCGTTAGTGTTCTGTATCTGTTCTTTCAGAACCACAGGCAGCTGATACTCTTCAATTATAGATATTGCTATGTCACACTGTCTACGCTTGATTGACTTGTAGGAAGTAACCTGAAACTGTCTTTTCAGCTCTCTGTAGATATCTGTGTATACCTTACCGCTTAAAGACTTATCGTGATATGCATTGCTGTCTTTACCGCCTAAAGCGCGTGTTCCAACCTTGCGTACTGCTGTTGTTATTCTGTCACATTCAATATTCATCAGTGGCATATCCTGCTTAAAGTCTTCCAGCTCCTGCTTAACTTCATCTATCTTATCATTGACTTCAAGAATTGCCTGACTCTGTAACTGGAGTTGTTCAAGTGCTGTGCGTGGCTTGCTGTTGTTTATATGTTCTTCCATATCGTGAAAACGATTGATGTATCTTGCTGTAAATTCTGTTCCCTTTGCACCCGTAAGCTTGTGTGCTATAAACTCACAGCCTTTCTTGGTTACATTGTAGCAAGGCATTACCTTATTCTGACTGTTTTTGTATGTACTTTCTACAAAGAAGTCGGACTGTCCAATTTTGGCTTGTCCTAACTGTTCCACATAATTCCTTATATCTCTTAATAATTTACTATGTTCTTTTCCAACCATTTCGGCTACTTCAATGCTTGTTATCGTCTGTTCTATCTTATTCATTTTTAAATCAATCTCCTTTTAAAATTATGTTGACCAATTCCAAAAGTAAGATATAATATTAATACCAGTACTTTGGTATTGGTGTGTTGAAGAAGTTCGTTTTGCTTGGTAGGTGGGCGAACTTCTTTTTTGTTATTTAATTCCCAATTTTTCTTTTAGTAGTTTTATTCCCTCAACAACTGCATTAACTCTTTGAGTATTCAATGCATTAGCACATTCTTGTATATCTTCAATTTCTTCTTTTGACATTCTGAAGCCTATCTTTTCTGTTCTAGGATTGTCTGTGGGTCTACCCATTTTCTTCTTATCTACTTTAATCACCTCTTGACTCTTGCCTTGTAACCAAATAAATGATATTATCTATTTGGTATCGAGCGGTGGCAAGTACCGCCCGAATTTTTCGTTGTCAGCCTTGCTTATTTATTAAGCAAGGCTTTTACTTTTTCTCTAGCTTCTTCAATGTCTTTACATTCATTGAGTATTGCAAGAATTTTTCTTGTCTGATTTTCTTCTGCTGTTTCCTTAAGCAATTCACCAATATTCATATCGTCTTCCATTCTTTTCTCCTTTCCAGCTACTTGCCTGCTTTACTCGTTAAGTATTCCTCAACTGCAATCTTATTATAACTTTTGGTCGACCATAAGTCAAGAGGTTTTTAAAATTATTTTGCGATATATCGTATGCTCACCTTATCACTTTATTAAAAGCTTGTAAACCGCTGTATTTCTCTATATTTCTCGTCAGTTTATACTTTTTTATTATAATTTTTATGAATAAAAATCTAGCAAGATACGCATAATGTAATACACATTAAATTAATACTAAATTATAATATTTTATTAAAGAATTATAAAAATCATTTTTGCAGCCTACCTCTGCAATCAAAAAAGACGTAGCCTTTCGCCACGTCTTAGCTTATTCTTGGGGAGGTCAGGAGCCTTCCCTGACAGGACTTCTCCCCTATATTCAATTAAATATTTCATATCTTCCTTTCTTTTGGGCATAAAAATAGCACCCACAGCGTATTGCTATGCGTGCTTATTTGTCATTGTGTTATATTGTTCTATACTATATAATCAATTACAGAGGTGATTGATTATGAAAGATGTAACATTTAAAATATTAAAAATAATGATAAACTCTTCTCTTAGAAGTTCAGAATTATCACGATATACCAACAACATTGTAACAATAGATTCTCTGATTAAACGCAATTTAATTTGCCAACATTGTAACAATTATGGTGAACCTATAGATTGTTTTAGTATTACTGATTCTGGGCGTGAATATGTCCGACAGCATGTTGAAGAACAGCATAAATTTATTGTAAACTTCTTTAGTCAGTTTGTTAGTGGTTTTCTTGTAGGTGTTCTTACTACTGTTATTGCTGCTTTAATCCTAAACTGGCTTACAGGAATAATCTAATTACTGCTATTGTAATACATATTCCTGTGAGTAGTCCTATTGGATATGCTATATTCTTAATTACCTGTTTGGTAATCTCTTTTATTGTATCTTTCATATACTGTCCTTTCTGTTGCACCGGTGCAACTTGGGTATAAAAATAACAGCTCTATAGCTGTTTATTTAATCTAATCTTCAATTCTCTTAATATCATATGCTACTGCACACTGATGTTCTATTTTACAACCTCTAGCCTTATCCCAGCCTTTAACAAAATATACAACATCAGCCTGTGATAGAAGTTCTATTGATTTTCCTAAAAACCACAATGGCTTAGCTTCTGCTGGTGCTCCTTCAAAAAAAGACTCTATAACTTCTACTTTCTCACCTAATAGCAGCTCTGCATATTCTATTGCCTTTTTCCTTGTTTCTTTTATTTCCTCGTCTGTTTTACCTGCCATAGGCTGGCTAATAAATAATTTTTTCATACTGTCTTGTCCTCACTTTCTTAAAATTAGGTATAAAAATACCACCAATCTCTCGACTGGTGGCTACTCATCTACTGTTCCTGTTCCCAAGCCCACTTTTTGAATTTCTCAGCAGCTTCTATTGCTTCTTTAGGGGCATTTTCAAGATGACACCCAATCATATATGGTTCAAAAATATCAATAAGTTTCTGTATCTCTTCTGGATATTTTACTGGCATAATTTACCTCCATTTCTTTTTATTAATGTCATATATTCCGCTTCGACTTCATCATAGCGATTTGCAAAATACATTTTCTTTGCATAATCACTTATCTTGCCTACATTAATATTTATTTATACCAAGTGCATCACTTGATATATAAATACACCTATATTAATAATTAAGAGGTTTACCTGCTTTTATCCATTCTTCAAATGTTATATCTTTAGGTAAAATTTTCCAGTTCTGTAAAACTTTAAATGTTGTTCTATTATTTTTTTCTATTTCCTCATCAGTTTTTTGGGGTGGATTTATAAATCTCTCACGCTCTTCTTTTGTTAATTTTTGTTTTTCCTCCTCCGTAAAATTAACTTCACTAAGTTCCATCCTAAGTTTAAAACATTCTTCTGGAGAAAGTTCTTTTCCTCTTTGCATTTGCTCTGCTTCTGGTAGTAAAAGCCATTCTCTTGCTGTTAACTTCATTTAATCCGCCTCCTCTAAAAGAATATGCCAAATCTCCCCGACTAATATTTTTGAAATAACTTTAAATTTACTATTTCGCTCATAAAGGACTTCATTTTCATTTAAGCCAATAGAACTTATATCTCGCCCATTTTTGGTATTTTGTATATAAATTTTTATTTTTGCTAAATCATTATATCCTTCTGTCTTTGATGTACTCCAGTATTGTTTAATTGTTATTATTGTTCCTTCAACATATTCACTTACAAATTCTTTAATTCTATCTTGCTCATCCTTCCTGTCAGAAAAATCAACAGTTCTTATTAAATTTCCATTGAATTTTGATATTTTTGACAGTGCTACATCTAAATTGTTTACAAGTTGTTTATGTTCTGATTTTAAATTTGATAAATCATTTGCATTTCTTAAAACATCATTTATAATATATGCTTCAAAGCTCTTATATTGTGTAACTGCTTGTAATTCTTTATCTGATAAATTCATTATATCATTCTTATGTAATTCCTCAATATGTTTTTCAGAACTACCATTAAATAATATACTTTGCTCCCACTGTTCCTTTCTAGCCGCATACATCTTCTTGTTATCCGGATCTAAGGAATACTTTGAAAGCCTGTCGAACTGCTCAACCATCCTGCCTGCATATTGCCGCTTCTGGTCCTGCTTGTAATCTTCCTTGACCTGCTCGAGCTCTTTCTTGGTAAACTTGCTGTCTGGTTCTTCATCCAGCTCTGGGAAGTATGTTGTATGTATATCTTTACAGTTAGGATGGTAGAGCCCTGCTGCCATAGCAGAGGACATTAGCGGATAAGGACCATCAGATGCCTTACCTCCACTCCATACATCATCTATAAGAATCTTTCCAACAAACGGAAGGCACTTAGGACAGGCATTAGCGCGCTTATTCATAATAACTGTACTAATTCCCCAGGACTGTCTCATCTCTCCCTCTCCGGTTAGATATGCACGCTTATTGGCTGTCTGAATTGCCATCTTAGCATAATCTTTCATAGTATGCCTTGCGCCATTTGCATATTCAATACAGTTGATACCTGCTTTAAGGAAATCCTTTGTCGCCATATCAACTGCCTTCTCATATGTTCCTGCACCCGTATTCGCATACACCTGAGCATTGAATATTATCTGCCGGTATTTATCTTCCGACATTCTAAGCATTGCTTTTTCCGCCCTGTTAAAATCTGACTTCGTAGCTTTAATCAGGGCATTAAGCTTTCTTGTGTTAAGCTTGAAAAAAGCACCCTCAGTGCCTTGTGACACCTTGGATGCTTTTAATCCCTTTTTCAATGCTCTTAATATCTTCTGTTCCTGCTCTGTACCGCCTGCCTGCCTTGCCGTAAATATCATTGCATCTATCGAACCATTTATGTCACTGAACTTACTCTGGAAACGCTTTTTATTGTCGGCTTTGTATTTTTCCAATGCTTTAAGCTGTTCAACCTGCCATTGCGACCAGTTAAATCCAAGTTTATCTTCTTCAGCTCTGTGTCTGTCAAGATTTCGTATCATAGAAGCAATCAGCTCATCTTCTATGGCTCTAAAGGCTTTCTCTATGTCATATTCTGTATTAAGTGCCATAAGCTACCTCACTTGTTATCAAAACCTGTAAAACTGTTATCAGTGCCATTAACTGTAAAGCCATCTGCCTGCATATTAAGTGCCGGCTCTTCCATATCAGATATACCCTGCTCAGCCTTAAGTCTTGCTATCTCTTCCTGCTTCCATTCGTCATCCTTAGTATCTCCATACAGCTCATCAACAGATGCCTCTATGCTCATAATACCGCCCTGCTTTGCCTTGCTGACTGTTTCTACCTGGCTTTCAAAAGATGGGTTAGCATATTCGCCAAATGTCACATCAATATCTATATCCTTAATAGCTGTCTTATTAAGCGTGTCTATGGCATTAAATGTTGCTGTAACAAGCTTTGGAAGAACCTTCTGAAGCCGCTCTACAATGTTATTTCTGCTGTAAAGCGTTGCTTTCTCTTTCTCCCTCTGTGCATCCGCATTATCCAGTTTCTTAACATCTATGCCTAATGTTGATGGGCTCATAATCCCCTGTAAACAAAGATCCAACGCTGTGATATATGTTGCAAGATAGCTTTCGTGTGGGATATTGCCCTGTACAAGCTCTATCTTATTAACTGTACCTTCTGCCATGCTGCCATCTGTTTTTATATAGGCATTATCAAAAGCATTAGGCTTTAGCACTTTTCCATCCAGGGGATTCCTTGGTAACATATTCTCCGGTATATATTCCTTTGTTCTATTCCTCCTTAAGGCATCCATCCATTGTGACCATGCTTCATCCAGCGCATCAAAGTTATCTATCTTTGCATCAAATATGCTCTTGCCTCGTCCTTTATACTTGGCTGACTTATAAAACAGAAGAGGAACAGCCATTATAAACTTGTCATTCCAGGTAACATCACTAAGATGTGCCAGCTCCGGTATAACACTTAAATCATATTCCCTGCCGCCTCTTGTAAGCTCATAATGTATGTAGCCTATGCCATAATGTTCAAGTAATACATATTCCTGTCTCTGCACGTTATACACAGTCTTAAACACTATCTCCTTAACTCTTCCCCTGTCCTTGATAATCTCTGTCTTATCACCAGAGTAGAATTCCAATATAGGATACTTGCTAAGGTTCGTATCGAACGATATCTTGAATGCTCCATCACCGATATAAAGTGTTTCTGTTATTGCCTGCTTAACAAGCTCAATGAAATCATTTTCCTCTGCTATCTTATCCCATTCTGTCTGCCTGCTGCCAGCATCTATTAAATTCATATCATCTGTTACTATACTGGCCAGCATATCGCATAACATAGCAGGGAGACCTACGTGTATCTTTCTTATCTCCATACCTATTGTACAGGATGCAGACCAGAACCTTGTCTTGTCACCATCTATCTGGCTGTATAGCTGTGACAATTCTTCACTCTCACCTCTGTACCATATCTTGTTCTTTATGGCATTTCCCTCGTAATCAAGAGTTTCCTGTATGCTTATGGATCCATTAACAGCCGGCTGGATGTGCAGCCACGTTCTTATTCCTGTTTTTATCTTCTCTGCCATACTTGTAAATATGTTCACCTCTCTCACTCTCCTATCTGGAATTATTTCTTATTCTCTATACCTATCCTGCTTCGATAAGGAATCCAGCCATACTGTACGCTGTTTACCATATGGTCATTGCCATCCTCAGGCTCACAGTCCTTATCTTCAAGCCACGAATACGTTTCTAACTCTGTCTTGTAATTCGTGCAAGTATCGACAATATAAAAGCTTGGCTCTCTGCCCTTTTCGTCATTAAAGGACATCCAGCCAAGCTGTAAGTTAATTCTGTCTATTATAGTTACTTTCTTATACGCATTGTTAAATATATACTGGCAGTCAATATGTTCTCTTTTATACTTTGCGAACTCTGTTATTGTTGCCTGGTCCGCATTATCAACAAACACATTTTTTGACATTCCACCCCATTCTTTTCTGTTACGCTCCAGGAAGTCAATGTAATTCCTTACTGTATCAGATGGAGCTATTGGTATATCAAGAGCTGCATTATTGTATACTTTTTCATCTAGTACAATAATCCTGCCATTATTGGTTATTCCCATATACGACATTGCAATTGTATCCGGGCTCTTGGTTGAATAAGCTGTATCAAGTCCGCTGGTGAATATTATGAAATATTCGCCCTGCATTTCATCAACCTCACGTCTGATGTATGACTTTGCCTGATCTCTAGTAATGATATGCCTATTGCAGAAATTAGAAAAGACAAGACCGGTAGCCTTGCCTCGTAATCCTAATATCTTGTTTTTATATATCTTAGTGCCAGGAGGATAGCTCATTTTTTTCTGTTCTATCTTCTCTGGTGTCATAGATATATTGTCTGTCATATTAAAGAACCAGTACACCCAGCCTTTAATAGGCTCACAACCGTTAAGGTCCTTCCATATTTCTTCCGGCACATCTGCCCTGTACTTATCTATAGGCCTTGCATGATTGATGTATTCTGAATATATAGGAAGTGTAGGCGCATCCGGGTTAAGCGTACCTACAAAGTATTCAGAACGTCCGAATATCTCTCGTATGAAGTCTATGTTAGCTGTATTGCACTCATCTACCCACACACATCCAAACTGTGAACCCAAGGCATTCTTCCATTTACTGGCATTATCATAGCCAAGAATATATATTATCTTAGTACTGCTGCCAGTTTTGAATTTAATGTGCGGAAGTTTATTTTCTTTATCGCCATTACCACAGTATTCCAGATTGGGGAATATCTGTAACAATCCCATATCAGCATTTATTATATTCTTCTCAATAACACCTGTTGTATTACCTGCAATAACGTGCAGTTTCATATCTGACTCAACTACATTCATAATAAACTTAACGGCAACAGTTGTTGTCTTTCCTGATGCCGTAGATCCTTCAAGGAACTCTGCTCTTGCAGGGGTATCTATGTAGTCCCAGTATTTATCACTTAGAAGCATCTGGCTCACCCCTTGCTTTACGCTGTGCTAATAGCTCTGCGAGTTCATTTTTAGCTGTATCATTTACATTGGCTTCTATCTTATCTGTAAATATGCCTAAATGCTTACCAAGAAGTTCTAAGGCCTTTTCTTTACTACATGGTCTAACCTCTAGTCCATCTCGCCCCTTCTTAATAACTGCTAACGCTCGTTTCTGGTCGTCCGTAAGTTCTTCTGTCAGCACTGGCTCTACTGTCCTATACATAACAGGATTGCCATCTTCATCAAGCACATCTACAAGAACACCTCCTACTTCTATTTTCATTTTCTTTTCTACAACACGCGCATAATCCGCCGCATTAGAAAAAGCTATCAAGGCAAGTTCCTTGATAACTCTCTCCTGGGTTATCTCTGTACTCCTTGATAGCTCTTTTTGTCTTTTTGCTATATATTCCTGCACCTTAACATTTCTTAACAGTCTTGATGCTGTCTGTTCTGCTGTCTTCGGTGAATACCCTGCCCTGATAGCTGCCTGTGTGGCATTAAGGTCTATAAGGTATTCTTCGCAGAAACGCTTTTGTTTTGGGGTTAATGCCATACAGTCAACTCCTTTCAACCATTTTCTGTATCCTTATCTTCTATTTTTAATATTTTTAATGCACTTTGCTTATTTTTTATTTTTTGATCTAACTTTACAATTTTATCAATCTCTTTATTATATGTATTACATATATCTTTATTTTGACTAATAACATCTTCCATATATTTATACTTTATTTGTTTTAAATATTTATCGTCTACTTTACTTTCTTTATAAGATAAAATAAGCCAAATCAACGATATTCCTAAAACTATTTCTAAATATAATATTTTGCTATATATTGTAGGAATTGATACTAATATTAATATACTTATTGATACACTAATTACATTCAAAAATGCTGTTGAAATAATACGATACATTTCACTCTTTTCATCTTTATTATAACCATATATCAATATCTCTCCTATATAAACAATAACCCAATCATAAGCATATGTACACAAGGAAACAGCCAATATTAAAATAATAGTTCTTATCAATTCCTTATCATAATATATATGTTCATCCCATAGATAGAATAAAATCACAGTTGGTAAGATGCTTGAAACTACTATACTTAAAGCTTGTCCTCCCTTTTTTATAACAAAATCTGCTGACAATTTTTCAATGAATTTTTCAATAATTTTTTCCATTCTTAATCCTCCTAATTGTATTTATAATATAACTAACCACATAAAAAAATCAACAAAATAAGACACCAACTTTCGTCAGTGCCTTAAGAGGGGATAATTATCAATTTAGGAGTAATGGCGCCAGCTCTCACCAGCACCACCGGGGATATTATTGAATTCAGACTTGCGTATGTCTGTAGAACAATGCACCTTACATCTGTTCCACGATAAATATTACCACATATAAAACGAACAGAACGAACAAAACGAACAGACTTTTATTTTTCTTTCAAAAACCTTTCAACTGCCATCCTGCATCCATCCGCAGTATAGTGTTTTCCCATACTATGTGCTACTTTTATCCAAGAATACTTATTAACATATCTGTATGTAATCATCCTTCTCATAGTACTGCTCTTTATCTGGTATATGTAATGCTCTGCAAGCGCTATCTGCTGTTCTATCTTCTCAAGAACATCTTCCTGCTGCGACTTTCTTAACATCAATAATGCCATCTGAGTATCATATTCCGAATATGGGAAACCTTCTATCTTGAAATGCTGCTTGCCTCCATTTCCGCCTGATACACTATCTATTACAGTATATCCTTCCTGCTCCATCTTACTTATCCTTTTCTCTATCTGAGATATAGACTCCTTTAACGCTTCTCTTTCCTTTATTAAGTCATCATACTGTATCAATATTTCTTTAATATTGTACTGTTCTTCCACTCGCTACACCTACCTATCGCTTATACTTCTGTTCTGTACCATCAGCCATTTTTACTGTTATTTCTAATGGATACCCCTTAGCGTTATTACCTATCCTTAAATAACGTGCCTTTATTATTTCCAATGGCTTACAATGTCCTTTTTCACAATGCTGTGCTTTGCTTTTATCATTGTATTCCGTTCCACATATCTCACATATATAATGTTTAACTTCTTTCAATATAATTACTTCCTTTCATCTCTCCACCAGCTGAAAGACCAACCATTATTTGTTAACTGCTGCCATATATGATTACCTTTGTAATATGCCTTTCCTTTGCTTCCATTATGTCTGTAAATTTGATATATTCCTGGCTCATCTGGTTCTACATCATAACAATTATGCCACCCTTGTGCTTCCATCTTTTCTTTAAATGTCATACACTCTTCAAACTTTAACTGCCCTATACATTGTTTCATACTACTCTCTCATAATTATCATATCGCTTGCTAACGCATATCCGTACTCCCTGTTAGCTCCAGGTGACTTCTCCCAACCTTTAAGCATATATATGTGAGTACACATATTTAACATCTTCATATATTCCTCATAGGTTGTTATATCTGCTGGAAGCTGCGCATTAACCTTCGCAGGATTAATAACACCAAATCCTTGTGCTTCTAATTCTTTCTCGACCTTGCTAAAACGTTCCATATAATCATCTGTGCCGGTTATTGAACCACTTATGTATACTCTGTTATCTCTCATTGCCTGTATTCTGCTATCATCCATTATTTATTACCTGCCTTTAATTTATCTAATGCTTTTACGGCTGCTTTTAACATTGGTTTGCTAGTTCTACAATTCTGTCCAGTATATGTACATTCTGTCTCTTTGAGATAGCCGCACCCTATACATATTTCCTTTGCTACTGCTTCTTTTGAATCCTCTATAGTCTTCTCCCTTACATCACACTTTTCTTGATCAGCAAGAAGTTCCTGTAATTCAGCATTACAATCAACACAGTCCACGTTGTACTTATGTTTTGTAATTTTGTCTATAAAATAGTTCTCTATTTCCTTTTTTAATTTATCCGCATCAATTAATCTCACTTTCTTTACCTCCAATCTTCCGGCATAGACATCTGCGCATTACAATCCTTAATCATCATCATTGTATTTGTACTTGGTATCCAGTTCTTTACATACTCCACAGCTTCCTCGTATTTAAGCCTTGGTGTATTGCCTCTTGCATTGACATTAAAGTAATCCTTGTAATCGTGATTTATTTCCGTGAACACCTTCCTGCCGATTTCTCTATAAGCATTTGACTTCTTTCCACCTACCAGTTCTATAACCCTTGATGATATAAGCTCACCTAAACTGTGCTGCTGTCCATAATCTATGTTCATAGTGTTCTCTAACTTTGTAACCCTATCAGAAACATCATCTATCATACCTAACTGTATCCTCATCATTTCCTGTGTTGAAAGCGGCTTCTGATAGCTTCCTGTCTTTCGTATGCTTGGAAGCACCTCTGATGTTACCCATTCTGTAAATCTCTCAGCGCTTTCTTTTCTGCTCTGAAAGATTGTCTTATAAAGATTACTTTCATTTATAAATGTCGCATTCTGTTTTCTTCCTATATTATCTATGACCTCGGCAGTACCGACCCCATCTTGTTTGAGTCTATTTTTAACATCTGTAATATGTGTAATTTCTAACGCTTTGCATACATCCGCCAAACAAAACATAGGCTCGCTATCTACTATAACCGTCCTTATCTGTCCGAATTCACTATTGTTAAATATCTGTAACTCCATTCTGTACCTCCTACAACACATATACTCTGTCACTTAACACATCTTCCGGATCCAGCTCCTTATTAACCTCTTTTACCATATAGTTAAAATCTTCTATATCCATATCTTCATCATACTTATATATAATCAGCTCATGTATGCTGCTTGGAATCACAATAATCTTATCTGCATTTGCAATTCTCTTTATCCTATCCATTGCATATATTACACCAGCTCCGTGGAATTTATTAGCATTAGAAGCTATTACCATTCTTCTCGATACAGCTTTTGCAGCCTCTATTAATTCTTCACCTTCCCCATCTTCCTTAATCATTCCTGCCAGCACATCACCAAACAATCCTATATGTGCATTCTTAACAGTATTAGCTCTCGCTATCTCCCATGCTGTTTCTTCCTTCATGCCTATTTTTTTTAGAAGCTCCTCTGGTATCTTCATTATTGCACCTTTGCCAGGTGTATTAATTAATGCTGCTGCCAGACAGTCATCCACACCTTCAAGATATGCATTATGTCTTGTTATATTCACAGACTCCGCTCCTGCCTTGCAAAGTGTTATAAACAGCTTATCTTTAAGATATTCTGCTTTTAATATATCTTCCATCTGAATTGGGCTATGTTCTTTATACACTGAAAGAACCATATCAGCAGCAGAGCTTACACTATTCTCATTCTCAATAATTTTATCTGTATAAATAATTGGAGTTGGGTTAGCCTCTCCAATTATCACAATGCCCTTAAGTACTGTACCATTCTTCTTAACATCTTTAATCTCTGCTACATATCCTCTGTCTCTTAATTCATTTACTATATCCTGTCTGTTCATAATCAATTCTCCTTATACCTCCAATATTTTTTCACAGGTGTTTCGTCCTTCCTTGCTCCTGTAATTATGAAACACAACCTGTTGTATGTCGCTGCTGTTATTAGTTCTGTACCATCTGCGTAAACAAGCTTCATCTCCAAGTCATATCGGTATCCCATCTCCTTAGGAAATGTATCCGGGATTCGATTCCACTTTCTCTCCTCCGGTTCTTTATCCAGGAACTCATATATGCTCATCTGACCTTCGCAATCATATCCATCTTCCATATCAGCACCTCAATTCTTCATCATCAGACCTTATATGGAATTCAATACCGGTTTCTGCTGTCATAGCCTCTGCTATATCCTTCCACTTCACATATCCACCAACAAGACTTTCTGTATATTCGTTAAATTTCTGGATAAACCTATCCATACGCTTAGTTCCAAATCCAAAATTATCCCTAAGCACGTATGAGCTCATCAGCAGTACTGTGTCCATTATTGTCTGTTTGATAGTTTCTGCAAAATGCTCAAGCTCTGTCTGAGATATCTTAAGTGGTACATCATATGCCTGTCTAAACTTAAGTTCCTCTTCAAGTCCATCTATACCCTTTTCCCTGGCAACTCTCAGGGCATATGACATACCTTCTCTTCGTGCCTGCTCCTCTTTGCTTAACTTAGCCATTACTTATTCCCTTCTTTCCTCTGTGCTGACTTCTTCGCCTGCTTCTGTGCTTCATCTTCAAGCTGTGCAACACGCATATGATTGTAACTGCAATAATATTTCATCTTTCCACGGACAATGCGCTTATACACATATTCCTCTAAACTGTATTTTTGCGTATCAATAGCCTTTCCGCACTTATCACAGCAGATACCTCTTTTAACTGGGAGTATTCGCCTTTCCTGTTGCACAGACTTTCTTATCTTCCTGCTGGTTCTTTGCCTGCTTGGAATTATTTAAGCTATTGCCTGGCCCATTTAAACCAGCTGTTACTTTTCCCAAATCATTACCCTGTGCAAGTCCAAATTCTGCCATCATAGCTGCAACACAATCTTCAAGTTTTACGCTTTTATCTTCAAGATATTTATCTAATCGGTCCTTGATAAACTGTGCAGTTTCCTCAGCTATATCATTAAGCACTGGTATATTCTCAAATGCCTCATAATGAGCCGCTGAACCATCTGGTTCAAATTCTGCTTTGTACAGGGCTTTAGCACTTATGTCTGTGGCTAAGGCTCTAATTTTGATAAGTCTGTTAGTTTCTTCCGTAAGCGATTTACTAAACTGATTTACAGCTTCTAAATCCATCATCTCTATAGCTCCTTTCGTTAGTTGTCCAGGACAGAGTTATAGAACTCGTCTGAATGTTTTGGTCTTTGGTTAAAATTATTAAATTTGTTGTTCACGCGCGCAGGCGCTATATTATTTAGTTTTCGTTTATGTTTATATATGGCTACGGTTTCTCCTACGCTTTTCCCTTCGGTTTGTACTACGCTTTCTGCTTCGGTTTCTCCTACGCTTTTTACTACGGATTTGAAAGTACAAATCTTGTATTTATTAGGACTTCCTTTTTTCCCTCTCTGGAATTCTATGAGTCCAGCATCTATTAATTTATTCCTGTTTTCGACTAACGTAGCCTCTCTTGACATCTGACAACGAGACATTACTCGCTGGTTATCTACTTGTATCCACTCGCACCACCCTGCCATATTATTGATACTCAATAACTTGTAGTACAATAATTGCGCAGCACTCGGCAAGTAATGACTTTCGAGCCACCTTTCAAACCCGTTCAGCTGTTTTATGTAGTCGATACGCTGTTCTGTCATCACGGCTTCACCTCTTCCAGAACCACTTCTATTCGTGGGTTATGTTTATCTATGAAGAAATGATCTTCAAAGCCTACTATGTTATTCCAGCCATCATTATCTATAACCTTGCATTTAACAAGTGCATCCTGTATGAACTTATGTGCAACTCCTGCTATATTATCAAGGTCTCGTTTTCTATTTGGCTCATAGAACGTATATTTAAGTCTTATAGGACTATTTATATGTGTACGCTTTAATTCAAGCCTTATAGCGTTAGATATAATCACCTGATACTGTTGTTTCATATCATTTCCATTGCTATGCCTGTTATGAAAGCTTCTTTCCGCCTTTAAATATTCATTAAGGCCTGGCAATGTACCTTTAATTGTAAATGTATAGAGCATTCAGCTCCTTTCCGCCCTGCGGAAGTATGCACCACAGGGCTTATATGTATTTCTGTGACAACGTAGATTGTGTGATATTATATGTCACAGATAATTTCTTCCAAACTCCTGTATAAAATACTCTCTTGTACCATAATTCTCTTCATAATACTTCTGTGCCATTTTCTTAAGCCTTAAGTCTATGACATTGGCAGATTGTCCGGCATATACTCCATTAGGGTGTAAATCTGGACGAAGTGGAACTACAAATCCATACTTCTCACTTTTCTTCCTGTTAGATCCTCCGAATATATGATGCCGTTCTACTGTAGTTGAACCTGTGAATATACATTCATCCATATTATCAGTGAATACACTTTTAAGTTTCTTACTCATATATTCCACCTTTCTTTGAGCTGTGCCAGCTCTACAGGAGATATTGTGTCTATTCCCAGGTCTTTTGCTTCTGCCACAGTACCATCAATTAATACAGACATTTCATAAGAATTGTATGTATGACTGCCTCTTATGATTTTGTAGAAATATACTTCAAATCCATTTTCAACTTCATATTTGATATATCTTAAATGTGGTTCTTCCATTTCATATGCTGTATTTATTGGTATATTGGTTTTTATTACTGCCGCAACACCGTCATCAACTTCCATAGGCTGTCCATATTGTCCCAGAAGCATATTCTTAACCTTGGCTTTAGATAACCTCTGCTTATCAGCTATCTTGCCTACAAGAACGTGAAAATAAGCATTGGCATCTAGGCTTCGCCTTTCCCTGTGGGGCTTAATTTCTATATCCAGCTTTTCCTTTTCTTTAAGCTCAATAAATTGTCCAGCCACATCATCATTTACTTCTAACATAAGTATCTGTTTCATTGTCTGAAAATCTATTGATACATCTTTATATCTTCCTGTGCATTTCATTCTTCAATAACCGGCTTTGAAGCTGTTGCCCTTAAAGCCTGCATTACTTTAGGGAACATTCCTTCTGTAATTTCTTCAAGACTATTAACTCTGAAACGCTCACATATCACTTTGCTGGATACCCCTGTTCGTTCAATCTCCTGTTCAATTGTCATTATCTTAGGCTTGGTTATCTTCATAGCTTTTATTTCAGCCTCTTTCGCTTCCTGAGCTTTACGTTCAGCTTCTTCTTTCCGCTGTTGCTGTTCCTTTGTAACCTTTTCCGCAGTATCTGCTGTATCAAGGTTATCATCCTCACTTATCTCCATTGCTATCATATAGAGGTATCTTCTGGCATATGTTGTTACCGCACCAATATTCTGCATTGCAGTAGCTCCCTGAATGCTTACATTAGCGGTAGGTATGCTGAATTCAATTACATCCTCTAAATTCTCAAGATTAATAAGTGTAAGACTTGCTGTGTTCTCATTAATTGCAAATTTAAACAATGTCTTATGCTGTGCCGCAATACTATTGCAGGATGGAAGGAAATCTGAAAGTTCATAATACTCATATTTGCTGTATGTATTTTTTCCAGTCTTAATCAATTTCTTTGCCTGCAATTGCACTCTCATCTCTGCAAGCTTTTCATAAATGCTTTTACTCTCTGCCATTACATACCTCCTGATACATCACACCAATATTATCAATATATTCACAAATCATATCTTTTTCAGTTTCAGAACAATATATCTTTAATATAAATTTCTTCTGCTGTTCATAAGATCCTGTAACAAAGGCTGCTGCCATATCATCATCTACACTATTGCAGGCTTCAACAAAGGCTTCATTTGCGCTTTTAACATTTTGCTTTACATCATCCTTGCTAACTTTTTCCTGTATTCTTTTATCTTCTTCTGCCTTACGTTCCTGCTCCGCCTTTCGCTCCTGCTCTTTTCTTAATATCTCTGCTTTTTCAGCTTCATACTTCGTTATTACATTAATAGACATTGCCAAATCAAGAGTCTTCTTAAATGTATCCAGTGCTTTCTGTTCTGCATCACTGTGCATATTCTTAATTGTTTCAACTGACATTTTGGCATTATCAACTAATGTTTCTATAGCTTCTTTAATCTTCTTAATAGAGGTTCCCTTGTTCTCCCAAGTCTTAGAATAAATCCTGCTTAAAGGAAGATATTCCTGCATACCTTCTATACAGTCATCATATACCTTTTGAATTTCTTCCTTCTTCTGTTCGATACGCTTATCCTCATATTCCTTAGTCTGTTGGGCTATAAGTTCTATTGGCTCTGCAATAATCTGCTGGAGTTCTTTTATCTTATCCTCAAACTCTTCATAAGGCTGCATATATCTCCTTTTTACATCTTTTCTCTTATCATCAAGGCATTTGCTTAACTTTCTCAATGTAGCAACGGTGCTTTTTGCTTCAATAAGCGTATCCTCTGTAAATACCATTGTCTTATATAATTCCATTGAAGCCTGTACATTTGCCTTAATCTCATCATAATTACTGATATTTAAAATTCCATTAGTCTGCTCTACAGACACTATCATCTCATTCATACTTAAATCTCCTAACCTGATCTTCTTAATAGATTAATGGTTTCTTCCTGTTTGAAATTAAATTCATATTGTCCAGTTTTCGTTAATTTGAATTTGCGAAGATAACGTACCTCTTCATCCTCACAATTACATTTTTCTCCAGGGTCTAATCTTGCCTTACATCTTTCACAAATATATTTATACATTGATTTTTACTCCTAAATGTTCTACACTGTAATTGAGATTTTTTACTTGAGTTGCAGTGTTGCCTCACTGCGGCTCTTTTTATATATTCCTTAAACGATAATCACCTATTGAAACTCCAGCTTTACACTCTAATCTGTGAAGTCTTAACAACCACTTAGAAGCATCCTCTATTCTCCTATCTGTAATAGCCGCATTAATTCTTTTGTTAAATGCAATTATTAAACCTATGTCACGCACAATTATTTTCCTTTCATTTGCCTAACTTACAATATCTTTGGGTTCATTAGGATTTGATAAATCTTTTCCCTCGTTATCCTTAAAAAACCTCTCAAGTTCAGACTTTCTTATTCTTGTGTGAGGTATCTTTAATACTCTTAACTGATGAGCATTAACAAGGCTGTATACATACTGTTTAGATGTTTTCATAATCTCTGCAACTTCTTCTACCGTATACACCATATCCGCTAGTGTTCTTTTTACTGCTTCTGTCTTCATTGCTTTCTCCTTTCTTACTTCTTCTTATCATCTCTGCATAAAACTAATATTGTTATACAGATAATAGTTGTTATTGCTACTGCTGTTACATTCATCTTTTTGCTCCTTGTATAAATATCTTGTTTAATCCTGTTCTAGCTCCTATACTTTATTTAAAATGCTTACAGGAGGATACATTATGCCAACACCATTCAACGAATTAGAACTATCAATATATGAACATCTTTTACTAATACGCATAAAGTTCACAGGTGTTTATAAGGAAACTGTTCGCAAAAAGCAAAGATACCAATTTCTTTGTAAATTCAGTCTTGTAGATAACTCCCCTAAAAACTTCAAAAAATACGTCATTAGCGACAAAGGGAATATGTATCTACGTTACAAACGCCGTAGTTCTTTTCGTTTCTGGATACCTGTAATCATTTCCATACTTGCCTTGTTAAGCAGTTATGATGTATACACTAATCCTTTTATTCAGAAAGTATTACAATCACTAGCACAGCTATTGAAAAATATAATGGGAAATTAGGATGTCGTTCTCTGAATGGTACTTTCACAATCACATATTCAAATCCCAATCTCTTCATTTTCCTTACTACTGATATCATCTGCACTAATGTTCTTACTCTCTCTTCTATGAATGGTTCATAGCAACGGATAATGTACTTATATGTTTTCTTCGCAATTGCTCTCACCTCCTTGTTATATTACTTGCTTAAAATAATTCTTGAACTTATGTTCAATTTTTGTTAATGTTAACTTGTCCTTATCGGGCAGGAAAGGAGACTCTATATGCTACTTATAGAAAAACTTATCTGCCCTGTTCTTTTTAGTTAAGGTTGCAATTGTGGTTACCCAAAGCACGTTAAACTGGGGTATAATGTAATAATTGATATGGCGTAACAAATGCTCGCAAGAGTAACGGGTTGGAACTGGTTAATAAATCCTCACCATATCGGGATGTTCCTTGATTTCCACCAGCTAATGGGCAGGTAATTAATGCTGAACTAAAACAGCATAAGTGGTAGAATACTTGATAGAAACACTTAGCGTTATTATGTGTGATGAAAATCTGCAAAGTATAAAAAGTAAAAAAATTTAGCACTAAACTGTTA